CCACGTTTTCCGTTCTCCGGAGGTGTGGGTATCAACGGTTTGTTTTGCGCTATCAATGCGCCGCGTCATGCTATCTTCAAACTTGCGCCGCGCCGCGTTCGACATGCCTTCTGTAAGGCTTGCAGATAGGCCATCGAGTTGTTCCAGCACCTTTTGCCGCGCAGCAACAGCCGAACCGCCGCTTAGGTTGGCAAAGCCAGTTTCGGGATCATAAAGCAGGGCGCGGATTTTATCGGATGCCAGCGCGTCGGCTTCTTTGGCTTGAGCTGTTGCCTCGCGATCTGCGATTTGCAGGCCGACAAGGTTAGCCGTGTTGCCAAAATCCTGCATGGCCGCGCCAACAGCGCCCGCCGCGCCGGGGGAAATCTGTGCAATTGCGCGAGCAGGCCGAGGAACGGGCCGCTGCGCTTCAACGCCGGGAAGTTTTGCCATCAGCCGTATTGCTCCGCAAAGGATGCCCCGCCGGAAAGCAGCGTAGAACCTGCCTTCCAAAGACTTGCCGACTTGGCTTGTTTGCCTTCAAAGCGCGAAACGGCAGCTTGAGCCTTGCGCCCCTTAGCCGCTTCATCGCCTTCCCACATTGCAGTCAGGGAACGCAGTGTGCCGTCTTCTTCAATATCACCCAACAGGGCAGTGTCTTGACCGCCACCTGATGCAGCAGCGACAGACCTTGCCCGCGACAGAACCAATTCCTTCTGACGGGTTTCTTCATTTGCGGCACGTTGCGCCGAGGCTCGTTCGGTTTTGCCAGCGGCTTCAAGCTGCAAGGCGTTATAGTTCGCCGTGGCTTTGGCGGCGTTGCCCTGCTTGATTGCACCAGCAGCGGAAAGGATTGTCCCCCCCATTGCCAGCACGGGGGCCGCAGCGGTCATTGCCGACATGATCGGCGCAAGCATTACAGCCATTTATAAACCTCACCATCCGCAGAAGGACCGACATATTGCCAGCCAAGCCGCTCTAGAAATGGGCCAGACCCATCTTGCGAAACACAAATTGCCGGAACCCTTATGCCATCCATCATCGCCTTGGATTCGCGCCAAATCGTCATCTTGGATATGTCGCCTTTACTGTCCGAAAACATCACGGCAATCCCGTTGATGATGTAGTAACCCGCCACCCCGACCACAGAGCCATCACGTTCCAGCACCCGCGCCCGAATAGTGTGCGGCACAGAACGGCCAAAGAACGCCTCAATATCGCCAGCCGTTGCAGGTCTGGACTTAATCCTTGTCTTGGCGGTCAATCGACAATGCCGCAGCAAGCACCGTGCAAGGCCGTGGCGCAGCCCCTACAAGGCATATCCTGTTGTCCGTTGACCAATCCCCCGGAAATTCCACCATGTCCTTGTCATAGGCATCCCACACAAGATCAGCGTCAACTAGCGCACCATCCTCCATCATGGGCAGATCATCCAGAACATCGAAGCTTGGCCCATATTGCAAGCCTTGCGCATGCGTATCAGCAAGCACCAGCCCGATTGCATTGATGCGTGACCGCTGCGTGATCGACAGGCCCAAAGAAGTCTGCCCTGCAAGCTTGGCGCTCTTATATGTCGCGGTATATGGCAGCCCCACACACCAATTCGCATAGGAACCCGGAACAGTTCCGCCAGAAACGATAGCAGTTCCCTGATCTTTTCCATCGCCCCAGATCACAACGGTTTTCCCGTTCAGATGCGACAGGCCAGTAATCGCCCCAGAACCTGACTTGCAGCTATCAGCCATCTTGTTCAATGCGCCGCCACGGGCTTCCGATTCCAGCGCCCACCGCTCATGATAGCGCACAGTCACGCCGCCGATCACCCGGCGAACCCGGTAAAATACCCGATCTTCTGTAACACCAGGCAGAACGACAACATCTTCAACATCGCCATCTGTTTCAACATTGACCCAGCACTTCACATCCTCAGCAGAGTCGCGCACCATCAGGGCAACCGTGCCATCAGCAAGAACGGCATGCACCCGCATATCTGGCGATTGCTGGACGGCCACCCGGACAATACCAGCCGCGCTAACCTCAGGGCAAAGCATGGTCGCTTCAAGCGCCTGATAGCCATAGGTTCCAGCGTCATATGCCAATTCAAACAACTTTGCCCCGTCACGCCCGACAAAGAAACCAAGCCCATCAGCAGACGCCGCAGGCACAGGCGCAGAGCCTTTTGTGGTTCTAGCCTTGGCGTTGTAATTCAGCGGCGTTACTGGTTCTTCAAACGAGGTTGACCGAACCGAATGCTCCCCGCCATCCGTGCCAACGATCAATTGTTGCAGCCCTAATATCCAATTACTGACATTGGTAGCGCCCTCGCCTGTTTGGCGGTTGATTGGCTGACTATCCCCAATGGTTTCGGGATCGAAAGACGTGTAGGCATCAGGCACCGACGCATAGTTGCGCCCATTGCCAGACCACCACAGCCGCCCCTCTTGCAATCCAACGGCAGACGGCCATCCTTGTTCATCAGACCAAGCCCCCTCAGCCCAGATTTCAGAGCCAGCCGTGCCGCCAAGATCCTTTAGAACGATGGCCGTTGCAGAAGTTCCGCTTGTCACGCCGATCAGCCGCACGGTTCCGGTAATTGACCCGCTGGAATATTCAAGCAGCGCCTGAACCGTTCCCGAACCATAGCCGCCAGATTCAAAACCCAAACGATAATATGCGATGGAGTTATCCAGACCATCATCATAAGTCACAGAGGCGCTTGTGGTATAGGTTGCGACAGTCACCCATGAACCCGGCTCACCCAGCGAACGCTGCAAGCTAAGCGTGCCTGTCCACGTCCCAATGCGGGCCACCGTGAACCGCCGCGCAGACTCCACCCCGATAACCCGGATATGGTTTGTATAGGTCAGATCAGCGCTCAGACTGCTGATAACCCGCTGGCCTTGTGAGGATATGCGGAACAAAGCATCCACATGACCTGATTTGAATATGGGCCGGGAAGCCGAAACAGTGATTTCACCCGACAATGCGCTTGGCGTCAGCAGGATATTGTCCACATTTTCCGTCATGAACGGGCCGTCATCGGAATTGTAATCGACAACCGACCATGAATTATTCGGGCGGCGTTCGATCCGCTGTTGCTTTTGCCCCGCGCAGGCGCAGAAAACCACGTCCGCGCTCTGTTGCCAGCGCACAGCCTTACACTTTGCCGCCGTTCCCCATTGCGTAGGAAGTGACAAAACCCCCGCCGCTTCCATGGTGCAGCTTGCGACAAGCGTTTGCCACTTCACCGATGATGAAATCTCGATATGAACAGTCGCGACGCCCGGAACAAAGGCAATGCTATGCGTGCCAGTCCGCAAAACTGCCTGCCTGAATATGTTATCGTTGCCCGCAGTCGATCCAATGCGAAACAATACAGGCCCACGCTCCACCACAACGCGCAAGGCATGCGCTGTTGCGGTTTCAGTGATGGATACAGCTTGGCGGCGACGTGCTGCACTGTAGCCCGTCCCAAGAAGTTGCATGAAGCCGCCTGTCAGCCACGTTGACGCCGCAGTTCCCTCATCCGCATCAGTCCATCCCGAAAGATCGGTGTTGAACAGCCCGTTTGTGATGGTTGCAGTTACAGCCGCACGGGAAACCAGCGTGTCACCATTGGCCCAAACCCGCATGGCCCCGGCGCTCAGTTCCAGAATGGCGGTATCAGTATTGGAATAGATGAACGGGATATTTGCCCCATCGCCGGTATTGGTTCCGATGTTTTCAAAACCGGGCCGAACCATCATGGAGCCAAGCGTTCTTGGCATCCAATTTGTTTGAATATCAGCCGATAGCGCCACGCGCGCAACATCGGTTCTTGCCATCGCCAAGCGGCTAATGCGCCCACGGTTGAAGACGGCTAGAACATCACGGCTTTTCAATTGCTGCCCCGCGATCTGGACCAGCCGCCACGCGGCAGAAACTTGACGCCTTCTGCCATTGCATCGACAGAGCGGGTTTCCTTGAGCGCAACCATCATATCACGCTCTAGCCGATCCTTCTTTGCCGTCGAATTGGTGATGCGCTCACACCCAAGCCATGCCAAGCGGAAGGCCAGATAGTTCTGGAATGACTCAGGCCAAGCCGCCGAGTTCATCCCATAATCATCACCAGATGAAACATAGCGCACATAAAGCACGTCAACATCGGCGAACCAGAAGGTTGCCTCATCGACATACTCAGTGTTGACCAGAGGGCGGCGCATGTATTCATCAGCCGACAATCCCGCCAATCTGGCAAAGTCATCAGGCTTGTCG